AGTGTAGCGTGGGGTGGGTGTGAGGGCGCAGATGGATCGGGAACAACGTGAAGTGGCGTGAAGAAGCGCGAAAAACCGCGATGTGACGCGGTTTGCAGGCTGTCAGCCAGACGGGCAATAGGTCTGGGAACAGCTTCCAACTTCGAGCCGAAACGCCACGACGGCGCACTTGATTCGGGAACAGCTAGGCCGCTGGTGAGGGCCATTCGAAGACCGTTTGAAGTGGCCTAGAACACCGGGGCCCACGGCGGGCCGGGCTGTGGCTCGGGCGCCGGATTGACCTGGGCTTCGAGGCGGGCGACGCGGTCGGCGAGCTGCTCGAGCCGGGCAACGCGCTTGGAGAGGTCGTCGACGAACGCGGACCGGGCCAGGGTCCGCCAGCCAGGCGCGAGCGTGGACAAGCCCTCGCGCAGCGAGGGCAGCGGCATGTGCCGCAACGCGCTCAGTAACCCATTGATCTGGCGCGGCCAGTGGCCCTCTTGCGCCAAGAACCAGCGGAGGTACGGGTCAGATGTGACGTCGTTGATGAGACCTTCTGCTTCACTCATGTGGGCTACACGTGGGCTCATCTCGCCTTGGCCCGTAAGCAGCCAGGCCACGTTGCAACCCGCTCGCTGGTAGGCCGCGAGCGCGTCAGCGCCAGGCTGGTTCTTTCCGCTCTCGTACCTCTTCAGCATGCTGATGCTGATCTCGAGGCGTCTCGCAGCCTGATCTTGAGTCAGGCCCTCGGCGTCGCGCCATGCCCGCATGCGCTGATGGAAGGTTTCCATCTTGGGCCTCGAAAGCCGGAAATAGGGGCAAGGAGTCTACTCGCGTTTCCGTCTTTCGGTAACTCACTGTTTTTCATGCCTGAGAGCGACGAACGGTGCAACTTGTGAACGAATGAAAGCCGGAAGCACCAGCCACAAGGTTGCAAAAACTGACTTTCGAGGGCTTGACGAGTGTCATAAGTGCTACTAAGGTAGCCGCCCATGAGCCTCGCATCCCAGCCCCACCGTGTCAGACATGCGCCGTCGACCGCCGATAAGGACCACTTCGTGCCCCGTACGAAGACGCCCGCAGAGGTGCGAGCCGAGTTCCGGCGTCGCGGGCTGACGATCCGCGGCTGGGCCAAACGCCGCGGCGTATCCGAGCAGTTGGTACACGCCGTGCTGAGCGGCCTCGCGAAAGGGCACTACGGCAGAAGCCACGAGATCGCGGTGGCCCTTGGCATCAAGGACGGAGTGATCGCCGATGACCTGTGATGCTGGATTGGCCGTGCGGCTTGCGGTCTGGCGAAAGGCCCGAGGGTGGACGCAGGAGGCGGCTGCCACGACCGTCGGCATACCGCGCCGGACATGGGTCGGATACGAGAATTCCGAGCGTCAACCGGGTGCCGACGCTCTGGCATCGCTAGCTCGCGCCGGATGTGACGTGGCTTGGTTGCTGACAGGCGATCGCAGCGCCCACGTGGCGCTGCATGGGACCGAGACACCTATGCCGATGATGACAATCGGCCAAATCGCCGAAGCACTAGGAATAACGAAGCGATCAGCCGAGCGCCGCGCGGTGCGCGACGGCTGGGCCTTCACCTGCCAAACCTGCCGCGGCGGCCAGAGGCGCGTCTATCCGGTAGACCAGTTGCCGGAAGACGTTCGCGAGAGGGTGATCGTGATCTCGCCAAGGCCGGCGGATGTTGCTATCCAGGCCGCGTTCGGTGGCGGAGTTGTGCACCAAGGCCTGCCTCGAGCGATTCCGTGGGAGTTGCTGGTCGTTTCTGTTGCATTGATTGCCTCAGTCATCACGGTGATGCAGTGACTGAGGTCAAAGCTGTCGACTCAAGAATGCTCGCCGAGACCGTCGGATGCACCGATCGGGCGATCCGCCAGCGCGCCGCCCGCGAGGGTTGGGCATTTACCGAGCAGACCTGCCGCGGCGGTCGCCGCCGTCTGTACGCGCTGGACCAGCTGCCGGCTGAGGTTCGGGCGCGAGTGATCTTGGCGCAGTCGCGCGACGGTTCGCTGGCCATGGCGGCTGCAGCTGTCGCGCCGGTGTCAGCCGCTGCGCCCGCGCTGAGCTCCATGGCAACTCCGGCCCCCCGCCAGCGGCGCAGTCGCCAGGCGACGGATGCCGACCGCGAGGCACTGTGGGCGTGGTTCACCGCCCAGCCCGGGTCCATCCAGGACGAGGCCCGCCGCCGGCTTCCGGTGGTGCTTTCGGTGCGGCGCCTGTTGGATGCCGGCACGGCCGCGCGGCTGGCCATCGACGAGGCGGCCAATGCGGCCGGTGAGTCGCCGGCGACCGTGCGGCGCTGGTGGTATGGCGAAGGCGCGCTGCCTGGCGTCGCCACGGCGCACCCGTCCGACTACCTGCCGCTGCTGGCGCCTCGCTATCGGGGCCGCGTGGCTGGTGCGGAGATCTCGCCCGAGGCGTGGGCGATGATCAAGGCCGACTTCTTGCGGCCGGAGCAGCCGTCGATCTCGGCGTGCTACCGCCGCGCTCAAGGCGTGGCGGGGTCACGCGGTTGGCAATTGCCAAGCCTGGACACCGTCGAGCGGCTGATCGCGCACCTGCCGTGGCAGGTGGTGACGCTGCTGCGAGAGGGTGGGGAGGCGCTCGAGCGCAAGCTGCCGCACATCGAGCGGACCCGCGAGTTCCTGCGCGCGCTCGAGGCCGTCAACGCCGACGGCCACGTGTTCGACCTGATGGTCACGCTGCCCAGCGGCAAGGTTGGCCGCCCGGTGCTGGTGGCGTGGCAGGACATCTCGACGAGCAAGTTGGTGGCTTGGCGCTGTGGCGAGACGCTGTCATCGCACCTGGTGCGCCTGGCCTTCGGCGACCTCGTCGAGCGCTACGGCGTGCCGGAGCACGTGTACCTGGACAACGGGCGCGAGTTCGCCAGCAAGGCACTGACCGGCGGGACGGCGACGCGCTACCGCTTCCGCGTCCGCGACGAAGACCCGGTGGGCCTTTTCACACAGCTCGGGGTCCAGGTGCACTGGACGCGCGTCTATCACGGCCAGTCAAAGCCGATCGAGCGCGCGTTCCGCGACCTGTGCGAGACGATCAGCAAGCACCCCGCCGCCGCTGGCGCCTACACCGGCAACTCCCCGGTGACGAAGCCCGCGAACTACGGCTCGCGCGCGCTCACCTGGGACGAGTTCACCCGGCTGGTCGACGCGGGCATCGCCGCGCACAACGCGCAGACCGGCCGGCGCGGCAGTGGCCTGAACGGCCGGAGCTTCGACCAGGCTTTCGATGCGCTGTACCAGGCCTCGGTGGTGCGGCGGCCGACGGCCGAGCAGCGCCGTCTGTGGCTGCTGGCGGCTGATGGAGTGACGGTGCGCCAGACCGGCCACGTGGCCGCGTGCGGAAACCTCTACTGGGGCGAAGCGCTGGGCGCCTATACCGGCCGGAAGGTGGTCGTCCGCTATGACCCGGACCGCCTAGCGGAGCCGGTTCACGTCTACACGCTGGACGGTGCCTACATCGGCGCGGCCGAGCGCACCACGGCCCGCTTCAACGACACGGACACGGCGCGCGAGCACGCCCGCGCCAACAAGGCGCGCCTGCGTGCCGCGAAGGACATGGCCGCCGCGACGGTGCGCCGCGATGCGCTGGCAGCCGCGGCGGAGCTGGCACCGGTGATCGAACCCGAGACCCCAGCGCCGGCGGCGGTGCAGCTGATCCCCGCGCGCCGCGTGCGCCGCGACGTGGAGCCGCTGGCCGCAACGGGGACAGACGGCGGCTACGTGGCCAGCCTGGACGACTACGTGAGGAGGTCGCTTCGCCGGCGTGACGAGTAGCAAGAAACCGCCGGGGCGCTTGCACCGCCCCGGCGGGTGATCCAGGGCCTGACGGCCCTTCCAACCACAGGGAGAAGGTACATGAGCAGCGACAATGTTGTAGCGATGCCCCGGGCCGGAGACGAGCCCGAGGCCGTGATCGATCAGGTGCGCGCAGAGATGCAGCTGCGCGGTCTGACCCAAGCCCAGGTAGCCCGAGAGTCGGGCATCAGCGCGACCAGCCTGACCCAACTGCTGGGCGGCAGCTATGCGGCAGACCCGCGGCGCATGACGGGCAAGCTGGCCCAGTGGCTGGCGGGCCTTCGCGAGCGTGCGGCGCAGCCGCGCTTGCCGGAAGCGCCGGACTGGGTGGCGACGCCCACCGGCGAGCGCATCATCGCGTGCCTCGGATACGCCCAGATGGCCGGCGACATCGCGGTGGTCTACGGCGGCGCGGGCCTGGGCAAGACCTCGGCCGCGCGTGAGTACCAGCGGCGGTACTCCAGCGTGTGGCTCGCGACGATGTCGCCGGCGACGGCCGGCGTGACGACCGCACTCGAAGAGGTGTGTCTGGCCGTCGGCATCAGCGAGCTGCCGGGCGGCGGCGCGCGGATGCAGCGCGCACTGATCTCGCGCGTCACCGACACCCGAGGCCTGCTGATCGTCGACGAGGCGCAGCACCTGTCCGTAGCGGCGCTGGACGCCCTGCGTGCGCTGCATGACGCGACCGGCATCGGCATCGCGTTGCTCGGCAATGAACAGCTCTACGGCCGCATGACCGGCGGCGCGCGGGTGCAGTGGCTGGACCGCCTGCACAGCCGCATCGGCCGCCGCCTTCGGGTGATCCGGCCGGTGCGCGAGGACGTGTCCATGCTGGCGACCGCCCATGGCGTGACCGAGGCCGGCGCGATCAAGGTGTTGTCCGGCATCGGCGCCCAGGCAGGCGCGCTGCGCGGCGTGGGCAAGACCCTGCGCCTAGCGCGGATGATGGCCGCGGCGCGCGACGAGGAAGTGGGACGTGATCACCTCGTCGCGGCGTGGCGCGATTTGACCGGCGAGTCACCGCTCGGAGGTGATGCGTGAGCCGCGCTCCGCAATACGGCATCGCCCGCGCACCAGCAGGCGATGCCGGGCGGTCACCGTCCACGCCACACCAGCGGCTCTACGCCCGCACGCTGAAGGACCAGCTCGGGCTGTCGACGATTGATGTGGCGAGCGCACATAACCGGCACTTCAAGGCAGCGGGGCTGGAGCCCCGCGGCATCGGCCGCCGCGTTGACGCGGTGCTGGTCGAGCTCACGCGCGGCGAGATCGCGCGACTGATCGAGTCGCTTCGCCAGCATCAGCGGCAGGGAGGTGAGGGATGAGCACCGCCCCCCGCCTCAGCAATGTGGCCCAGCACATCCAGATCGGCGAGCTGCTGGTGTGGCTTGGCGAAAAGCCGGCCTTCAGTCGCAACGTGGTCAGCCACGGCATCGACAGCTTTTTCAGATCTGCCGGTCTTACGCCGTCAAGCAAGCTGCTCGCCGCAGCTGTGCGCGACCTGACGGAGTGGGAAGCGGATCGGCTGATCGACGCCATGCGCAAGCAGCGAGCCGCCACGAGCGCGCAGGCAGGTGCTGCATGAGCCCGAGCACCCTGCGCACCCGCCTCGAAGCCGCCACTGCCGCGATCGCTGAGCTGACCCGCCGTGGCGTCAGTGCCCGCGGCGTGACAGTCATGCCATCGGCGACAGTGATCCTGATCGACCAGCCACCAGCGTCGAGCTGGATCCGCGGCGCACTGCGTGCGCGGGTCGATGGCCGCCGCCAGTTCGCCGCGCCATTCCAAGGCTTTCAGCTGCGATGGGAGGTGGCAAATGCCAACACCCCAAGAGCCTGACGAGCTGCCACCGGTGGTTGGGCTGCGGCTGCTCGAGTGGCTGCGCGACGTAAGCACACCAGGGACCAACCCTTTTCGGGAGATCGAAGATGAGCAACCCAGACCTGCTGCCGATTGACGAAGCGGCCGAGCGTTACCGCCGGTCGCGGGACGTTCTGCGGCAGTTGGCCGCCGATGCGCAGCGTGAGCTGCAACGGGTAAAGGAGGCGCACCTGCCGTTGCTGCGGCAGGCGCTGGCCGACGTAGCCATCGCCGACGCCGCCCTGCGCGGCGCGGTCGAGCGCTCGCCGACCACGCTGTGGGCGCGCGTTCGTACCCGCGTCGTCCACGGCGTGAAGGTCGGCTGGGCCAAGGCCCACGGCAAGGTCGACTGGGACGACGAGACCAAGGTCATCGAGCGCATCCGGAAGCTCCTCCCGGCCGCGCAGGCCGACCTGCTGATCCGCACTCGGGAATCAGTCCACAAGCCCGCGGTCTATGACCTGACCGCGGGCGATCTGAAGCGCCTCGGCATCCGCATCGCCGATGACTGCGACCAGGTCGTGGTGAAGGACACCACCGGGGATCTGGACCGCGCCATCGAAGCGCTGCTGGCCGAGCGGCAGAGCGCCGACCAAGAAGCGGAGGCCGCCTGATGCATGCCGCGCGCCTTGATTCATCGGAGCGCCTCCGGCGCGTGCTGGATCTGCTTGCGGACGGCAAACCGCGGACAACGCGCGACATCGTCGAGGGGGCACAGGTGTGCGCCGTTAACTCGTGCGTGGCTGAGCTTCGGGCCAACGGGCACGCGATCGCGTGCCAGAGACAGGGAGACGTATGGTTGTACTGGATCGAGAAGCCATCCTCGACCGCGTCGCACGCGGCCTGAGCACCGCTGACGACGCGGCCGCGCTGCGGGCCATGCTCGGCCCGCAGTCGCGGAAGTCCGGCGCGCTGCCGGTATCCCGGCTGTGCACGGTCACCGATGACCAGGTGCGGGAAATGCGCGCCGAGTGGGCGCAGTGGTGTGCCGCCGGCGTTGCCGGTCAGCGTGGCGCACACCCGCGCGGCTACGGCAGCCTGGCCGTGATCTTCGGCGTGAACGCGGCAACGGCCCGCGACATCGTCACCGGCCGCACCCGTCGCAGCGCTGGAGGCCCCATTGACGACCAGCGCGCGGCCCGCACCAGGCCGTGCGCCAGTCGCCGGCAGCGGGTGCTGTCGTGAGCGATCGCAAGCACCTGATCAAGCTGGTGCACATCGGCGCTGGTCGCGTCGCTATGGACGACGAGGCCCGACGTGCGATGCAGTTGCGTATCGCCGGGCAGGCTTCGTGCGCGGACATGGACGAGCCGCGCCTGCGCGCCGTGATCCGCGAGCTGAACCGGATGGGCGCCAAGCTGACATTGCCCGCGCCGCGCCCTGCGGGAACCGACCGCGCGCCGCTGCTGGCCAAGCTCCGGGCCATGATGCAGGCCGACGGCCACAGCGAGGGCTACGTGCTGGGCATCTCGCGCCGCATGTACGGCGATCAGGCGCCGGCCGAGCTGCAGTGGCACTCGCCAAAACAGTTGCAGGCACTGATCGCCGCGCTGATGTACCACCGCAAGCGCAAGGCGAAGGCCAGCGCATGAGCCAGATCGTCCGCGACCTGCTGGACGGCGGTGCCCCGCTCGAGGAGGTCGAGCGGCTGCTCCAGCAATGGGGCGGTGTGCCGCTGTACGTGCCCCGGTCCGTGGACGCGCTGCATCCGATCGCGACGATCGCCGGTCCCAACGTAGCCCGTGTGCTGTCGCGGCTGTACGCCGGCGAGCGGCTCGTGATGCCGGTCGGCGTCGCCCTGCGCCGCGAAGCCCTGCGCCGGCAGATCCACAGCCTCACCGAGGCCGGACTCAGCCGCAGCGAGGTGGCGCGCCGTCTCGGCATCCACCTCCGACAAGTTCAACGCCTGGGCAACTCACCCTGTTCGGAACCGCCGCGCCCGCCGCGGGACGACCGCCAACTCGAGCTCGAAATCCCATGAGATACACCTACAGACCGACCCCTCTTCCGGGCCACATGAGCGGGCGCCCGATCGGCGTCGAATGGACCCTGCTCCGGGATGGCCAGCCAGTGGTCACGGACATTGCGAACGATGGGCCAGGAGCGCTAGAGGCCGCTCTTCGCGCCGCAAAGTTCCTCGAATCGCGGCAGCAGGAGCAGTCCCGTGTCGTCGAATGATCTGGCGCTGCTGTTTGTGTACACCCTGGGCACCGGCGGCGTGATCGGCTGGTTCGGCGCCATGTTCTGGCGACGCCTGGCACCGCAGCCGCTGCCGCAGCCGGAGATCCTGGCCGTGATGCGCCTGGATGTACGCGGGCACCAGATCACCGCGTATCTGGACGAGTCGGCGTTGCGGGATGTCGCGGCACTGGCCGGCTATGCGCTGGTCGCCCCGACCGTGCAGCAACCGTCGCGGAGGGCGCACTGATGGCACTCAGCAAGGCACAGTGGGACGCGATCAAGCGCCAGCTGTTATTCCCGTTCGGAGGCAGTGTCGTGCTTCTCGTGCCAGGTCATCGGCTCTCGCTGACCGGCAGGATCAGCCCGAAGGGCCAGCGCCTGGTGACGATGGTCTATGTTGATGGGTTTTTTCGCGGCGAATGGACGCGCGAGGAGTCCCCGATCGGCAAGCGCTTCTACCCTTTGCGCACGAAGCGCGTCATCCCGAAGGCCGAATCTGAGGACAGGTACAGGCGGCTGCGAAAGGTCTATAGCAATGCCGACGCGCGTCGCCTGGCTGGCATTGACGACGTGGTGATGTGGCGCGACCCGTGGTGGACCAGCGTCGACCGGCTGATCGCGCATCTGCGTAAGAACGAGCCGGACATCCGGCTGGCAGAAGGCGCCTGATGCACATCGGCCGCTGCCCCGCCTGCCATGCGCATCTGGACTTGTCGACGCTCGTCCAGGACGAAGCCGCGCGCGAGCTGCTCGCGCTGCTCGCAGGCCTAGAGGCCGAGCTCGGAAGGGCGCTCGTCCAGTACCTCGGCCTATTCAAGCCGGCCAAGCAGGACCTGCGCTGGGATCGCGCCCTGCGGCTGTCGCGAGAAGCGCTGGATATGTCTCCGTACCCGATGGTGCTGGCACGCTCTCTCGAAGACACTGTGGACGGCATCCGCAGCAAGGGCGGCGCGTTGCCGATTCGCGATCACGCCTACCTGCGCAAGGTCGTGGCGGCGCGCGATACCACGGCCGCCGCCATCCAATCGCCCGCGCGGGCAGAGGCGGCCCCGCGCGCGCCGTCCTCCCGCACCTCGGCCGCGATGCTGGCACTGGCGGGCAGGCTGCCGGATGAGGAATGACGCGCCCGAGTGGTTCCGTCAGTCGATCGCGGAGGGCCTGATCCGCCTGGTCGCATGCGCCCTGCCTGGGCAGCCGCCGGCCGACACCATCGCCCTGACGCGCGAGGTCTGGATCGACGCGCTGTGGCCCAGCGCTGCATGGGATGACACGGCCGATCGAGGCCGGCTCAAGGAAGCCTTCAGGCGCCTTTGCGCCGAGCTCGATCGCTGGCCCAACCCGGTGCACCTGCGCCAGCGCCTGCCGGCGCGGCCGCCGCCGGTGGCACTGCCACGGCCAGCCAACAAGCCCACGCCCGAGATCCGCCAGCTGCGGCGCGAGATCGCGGGGATGTTCAAGAGCCAACGACGGGGAGCCAAGTGATGGCCACACGCACTCGACATCAAGGCGGGCGCACAGACCGGGAATCGTTCGCACGCGCCGTGGCTCTGACGGCCGAGCTGTTCGCGGGGCGTGTGCTTACGGCGCGCTCCGTTATGGAGCTGACCGGCGTCGCGCTGTCGACAGCGCATCGGGATCTGGTCGAGATCGAGTGTGCTTTGCCGGTGATCTGCGAAGAGTTCCACCAGAAGCCATGGCCGAAGCCGCAGAAGCGTCTGCGCCTAGCCAACCGTCACCACTCCGGGCCCACTGCGACGAGCGGGCCGCGTTAAGTGCGGACCTCACGCGGAGATTTGCGGCCGCGTGGGGCCAGACGTAGGAAATCTCCTACACGCGGACGTGATGACTTCTGATTGCCGAGACGCGCGCAGCAGGGCAACATCTATTTCGCGCCGCAGCCAACCAACGCCAGCCCCGGGCGACGTACGGGGACTAAGCTGCGCGGCGCGTCCAATCGCTGAGGGTAGCCCATGATCAGGACTTTGCTTCTCGCAATAGTGTCGTCACTGCTGCTGGCAGGCTGCTCAGAGCCAAAAATCGACACGACAACGAAGGAGAGCGCCGAGAGGTCGATCCAGGACGTCCGTGAGTCTCTCCCTCCTGAGAAAAGAGACGAGTTCCAGACCATAGTCGGCCAGGCGGCTGTCGCGGGATTCATGCAGTCAGCGCTTACAGGTGTTCAGCCATCGCCTGAAGCGCTGTTCGCTGCCTTCCATGGGATGACCGGAGAGGAGGCCATCGCTCACGCGAAGAAAGTGAAGGCGGATCAAGAAGCGAAGATGGCTGAGGCGAGAGCGGCCAGTCGCCGCGAGGAACTGGCTGAGCTGGAAGCTCAGGTAAGCAAGAGGGAGGCGCAGCTTGAGGCGGCAAAAATGATCCGCGTCACCTCGTTCCGCGTGAATGAGATCGAGCGTCGATACCTCGGCTCCGACTATGCGATTGCCGCCGACATCTTCAACGGCACGCGTGAACCGCTAAAGAGCGTAAGTGTGCAGGTTCGTCTGAAGGATCCAGGCCGCTCAGTGCCTTGGTATGAGGGCCAATACGCGCTAAGCCCTCCGGGGGGAATTGAGCCGGGCGAAACTGCTTCGTACCAGGGCGTCTTCTTCGAAGCCATCACTCTGCATCGCCGGATCAGAGAGCATGGGTCCGCCCAGATCTTCGTGACAGTGGTTGACGCTGAGCGCCCTGACGGAACTCGGTTGGTGACGACTCCGGAGCTGGCAGACTTCGAGAAGCAGCGACTGGCTGAGCTTCGAGACGAGGTCAACTAGTTCGCGACAACCGTCGCCCTTATGGGTTGATTGAAGTCCCCCTAGCCTGATCGCATGGACGATCAGGCCTCCTCCAAAGTGATCCCGCGCAGCTTGCCCGCTGCGCTTACGCTGTCCGTGCTTGGGCTTCTCGGCATCGTGGGCTGGGAGGGCTACTCGGCCACGCCTTATCGCGACAGCGTCGGCGTGATGACGGTGGGATTCGGCACAACCCGGATCGACGGCCGTCCGGTCACAGCCACCGACACCATCGAGCCGATTCGCGCGCTGGTCGCTGTGCGCGACGACGTGAACGCCAAGGAGCGCGAGATGCGCGTGTGCCTTGGCCCGGTTCCGCTGTCCCAGCACGAGTGGGACGCCTATGTCTCCCTGGCCTACAACATAGGCACGCCGCGATGGTGCGCGTCGACGCTGGTGCGTCGGCTGCAGCAGACCCCTCCGGACTATGCCGCCGCCTGCCGGGAAATCCTGCGCTGGAACCGCGCTGGCGGTGAGGTGCTTCGTGGGCTGGTCCGCCGTCGTGAACAGGAGTTCCGGACGTGTATGGGTCAGTGATCGCGCGCGCCTGGCCGGCCGTTGCCGTGATGGTCCTGTGTCTCGCCTGGGGCGCGCTGGGCTTCGCGATCGGCAAGTGGCACGGCGACACCCGCGTCGCCGCCGTCGAGACGCGCGTGGCCAAGGAGGCGCAGGCCGGTGCCGAGCAGGCGCTGGCCGAGGCCCGCGCCGAGCGCGATCGTTCCCACACCGCAGTGGCAAACGCCCAGACGCGCGCAGAGATCGCCGAGACCCTTGCCCGGAGCTACCGCGATGCGATCGAACACCTCACGGATGGCCGTGATTGCCTTGGCCCTGATGCTCGCCGCGTGCTCCACCAGCACCCAGCGTTCGCAGTGTCCCCCACCACCGGCAGCACTGCTCGTGCCGCTGCCGCCCCTGCCGCCGCTGCCGGCGAGCGGTACTCCACGGACACCGACCTCGGCGGATGGGTTGCCGACGCGGCCGCCTACTACGAGCGCTGCCGAGCGCGAGTCGACGCCATGAGGGAGTGGGCCGATGCGCCGAACTGACCGCCCGCGCTGGCCGCTGTTCTTGGCCGCGGTTGCCGCGGCGGTCTGGTCCATCGCGGCGGGGGTGCTGTTGGGGCTCGCAGCGTGGAATCTGATCGCTGGGAGGCCCTGGTGATTGAGGGCGACATCGGAACGGTCCACGGCGCAGCAATGAGCGGCCGCTGGATTCTGATCATCGGCCTGGCATTCGTCTCGGCCATCGTGGGTGGCGTATTCGCCGCAATACGTTGGCTGGCGGCAGAGCTGAAGCGGCAGATCGACACCCGCCTCGACCGCGTAGAGGCCGCTGAGAGGCTGCGGGCCGATGAACTGCGCCGCCTCGAGCGCGACATCCACGCCCTGCGCTCCGAGCTGCCGATGCACTACGTCCGTCGCGAAGACCACATCCGCGACATCACCGCCTTCAGCGTGAAGCTGGACCGCATCTACACCGTGCTGCTGAGGCAGAAAGATGGCTGACCATCGACTCGACCCCGCGATTGACATCGCCCGGGCGGAGCGCGAGACGCTCCGCTGGGTCATGCTGTACGCGCTGTGGCACGCGCGCCCCTACGGCACCACGGAGATGGTGCTGCTCCGCACTGCCCAGGACGTGCCGATCGCCGTGACCCCTGACACCGTGCGGCAGGAGCTTGCCAGCCTCGCCAAGCGCGGGCTCCTCACGCTGGCCCGTGATGGGTCCATCTGGCAGGCGGAGATCACCGCTGAGGGCGAGGACGTGGTCGAGCATCGTGCGCCGTGCCCGCCCGGCATTGCGCGCCCGCCGAGGTGGTGACATGCCTCGCCGCCCGAAAGTCGATTCGCTGCCGAAGGACGTCCGCAGCTGGCTAGACCAGGTCCTCATCGACCGCAGCCACCCTGGCTACGTTGCGCTCAGCGCGGCGCTGAAGGAGCGCGGCTTCGATATCAGCCACGCCGCGGTCCACCGGTATGACGGCAAGGTACAGCGGACCATCGCAGCCGTTCGCGCCAGCACGGAGGCCGCGCGCCAGATTGCGGCTTCACTGCCGGACCAGACCGACGACCTGTCGCAGACGCTGCTGCGCATGGTGCAGAGCGAGATGTTCAGCATCCTGGTCTCGCTGCAGGATGCGGCGGCCGAAGGCGAAGGCAACCTCGAACAGCGCTTGAAGGTGCTCTCCAGCGCGACCAAATCGGCTTCGGAAGCCGCGCGTGCGAACGTCACCCACCGCCGCTGGCAGGAGGACGTGCGGAAGCGCGCCGCCGCCGCGGCCGATGCGGTGGCCGCACAGGCCAAGGCTGCCGGCCTGTCCGATGACACCATCCAGCAGTTCCGCGACCGCATCATGGGCATCTGACCATGGGCCGCGCGCGCGTCGTGCCTGCCAACCCGCAGGCCATGTTCCTGCCCTACCAAGCCCGCTGGGTGAAGGACACCGCGCGACTCAAGCTCATGGAGAAGGGTCGTCAGATCGGCATCAGCTGGGCCACTGCCTACGCCGCCGTGGAGCGGACGGCGCGCAAGGTAGCGCGCCTGGACCAGTGGGTGAGCAGTCGGGACGAGATGCAGGCCAAGCTCTTCGTGGCCGACGGCAAGCGTTTCGCCGAAGCGATGAACATGGGCGCGCGGGACCTGGGGGAGGTGGTGCTCGATGCCGAGAAGCGGCACAGCGCCATGGCGCTGGCCTTCGCCAACGGCCGCACGATCTACTCGATGAGCAGCAACCCGGACGCGCAGGCTGGCAAGCGCGGCGGCCGCATCCTGGACGAGTTCGCGCTGCACCCGGACCCGAAGAAGCTGTGGTCCATCGCCTACCCCGGCATCACCTGGGGCGGTTCGCTCGAGGCCATCAGCACTCACCGCGGGAGCGGCAACTACTTCAACCACCTGGTGCGCGGGGTCAAGGAGCAGGGCAACCCGATGGGCATCAGCCTGCACACGGTCACGCTCCAGATCGCCCTCGACGAGGGCTTCCTGTGGAAGTTGCAGGCGTCGCTGCCGGCTGACGACCCCGTCCAAGACATGGACGAGGCGACCTACTTCGACTACGTCCGCAGCGGTTGCCCGGACGAGGAAGCCTTCCAGCAGGAGTACATGTGCCGGCCCGCCGACGATGCGTCGGCCTGGCTGCCGTACACGCTGATCACGCCCTGCGAGAGCGCCGCGATCGGCCCCTACACCGGCGGGCCGTGCTGGGTGGGCATGGACATCGCGCGCCGGCGCAACCTGACCGTTATCTCGGTGCTGGAGCTGGTCGGCGACGTGCTGTGGGCGCGCGAGCTGATCGAGCTCCAGAACCAGACCTTCGGCGCCCAGCTGACCGAGCTGTCGCGCGTGATGCGCGACTACCACGTGATTCGCGGTGCGCTCGATCAGACCGGCATGGGAGAAAAGGTGGTTGAAGACGCAAAGCTCACCCATGGCCAGCGGATCGAAGGCGTGGTGATGACTGCGGCCCGCAAGCTGGACCTCGCCACGGCCCTGAAACAGCGATTCGAGGACCGCGCCATCCGGATCCCGTCGCGCATGGACCTGCGCTCGGATCTGCATGCGGTCAAGAAAGTCGACGGCCCGACCGGCGTCCCGCGCCTGGTAGCTGAGGAGGGTTCCGATCGCAGCCACAGCGACCGGTTCTGGTCGCTGGCACTTGCGGCCGGTGCGGCCGCATCCGTGGTGCCGGTGGACTTTGATGCCTGGGCGTCAGCCGGCCGCGCGGCGACCGGCA